GGCTCCGGCAAACACCTGACCGCCGATCAAATTGACCGGACGCAGACCATATGGGCCTGAAATAGTCGGGTAAGCCATTTAAGTTACTCCAAATGAGGTTTATCTCTTACCGAATCGGACCTCAGAACGTCTGTCATTAAACAGCGGCATCCGTGGGTCGTTTTCGCGCATGAAATTGCTATCCACACTCTGCATCCAATCGTTGGCCTGCTTCAGGTAAAACCCGTTTCGCTGATCAACCATCTCTACAGGGGCGCGGCACAGCATTAATCCACCAATCTCAATATTGCCGGTTTGAGTTCCGGATGCGAGCATGGCTCGTGCGACTTCTGGATAGTCTTCCCACTTGCATGGTTCAAAACCATCTTGATGCCGGGTTGCTACATTACGTGGGTCTGCCTGTCCAAGAATGGATGTGCGTACCCAACGATGTTTCCATCCGTCGCGTGGCAGAGGGTCAGGCAATGAGCTGGGCGGCTTCCACTGCTTCGGACGTTCCGTGTTATCACGGGTCTGTACTTCACGGGATTCGCGGCTCATATCTTTCCTTCCATACGTAGTTTTGCCATGGATTTGGCATATTCCTCTAGCGGCACACCAATGCGCTTGGCCATACTGGCTTCAGACGCTGTCAGCTTTATTTTTTTAGGTGGAGAGCTGCGCGATGCCGGGGCAACCACCGTAGCAGGCCTTCTTGGAACCTCTGGCTCGGCCTGTTTGCCAAAGTACTCAGGGAACTTCTCTTTCATGCGAGCGTCTATCCGCTCGTAATACTCATCTGATGCAGCAAACTGCTCACCATGTTCACGGGTCAGCTTCTTATGAAGACCCATTGCAAAGTAAGTCATTTCGTCATCAACACCAGGTTCACCGGGCTGGCCAAACCATGAGTTTTGCCGTTTCCATCGGTCCGCCTTAGCGTCGATGTATTGAGTGGGTTGATTATATGATTGATTTTCAACAGGTTGCAAATTCTCTTGTGCGGCTGGCTTAAATGCTTTGACCTTCTCAGCCTTAATAACAGCCTTACTAAACTCCTCTTGGGCGGTCGCAATCTTTTCCGCATCGCCCGTATATAAGGCTTCCTTGTATTTACGCTTTGCTTCGTCAAGCTCCTTCTCCGTGGCGATCTGCATTGTTTTAATCAATGTCGTTTCGCCGCTACTGAGCTTGGCTTTTAGCTGTGCATTCTCATCAGCAATTTGTTTTGCGTAAGCTAATGCAGCCTCACGCTCACGTATCGCCTCTTCCTTGGTTCGGCGCTCATCATGCCTTGCATGGGTTAATTGCTGAATGCGTTTCTTGACGTTATCTGAATACTGACGAATCTCATCATCAGGAATATCAGCAGGATCTGATTTCAATGGCGTCGCATTACGATCCTCTGGCGGCGCATCGTTTTCAATCTCAACTTCTACTTGGTCGCCTTCTACTTCGACCTCAATCTTTCCTTCATTTTCCATCTTCAACTCCCTTATGCGCGGCTATAGCCACGTGGATCTTCCACGACACCTTCTACCGTGTCGTCATTGATTAAGCGGAACTCTCTTCCGTGAATCTTGAATCGCGTGCCCGAGTAAGCACGTACCAACACAAAGTCACCTTCCTTGCACCATGGTCCCGTGGGGAACTTAGCTGCGTCCTTGTAACAATCAGGACCTTGCTTGATGACAAATAAAACAACCGTACTGAACTCTTCCAGCTTAGTCAGTGCGTCAGGCTTCAAAATGCCGTTGGAGAACTTGTCCTCTACTTCCGGTAAAGCGCATAACATCCTATAGCCCGTGGGCGTTGGAAGTTGCGTGGCCTGCTCTTCCTCGTTTACTGCCTCTGACATATCAGTCATCGTAATCCTTCACTCTGTTTGCAAGGTCTTCGTTTATGCGTCTTGCGATCAACAGACCTTGAATCTGACCGCAGACGAACTTGTAGTCCTCAAAGGACTTGATACTTCCTTGGGCAAGCTGTTCCTCCGCATAGCGGATTTGCTTGTTTATCTCCAGGCTTACCGCCTCGGGAAAATCCATTACCCACCTCGTTGAATATCAGCAGCCTTGTCAATCATCTTGACTTGGTTGTTTTGATTGTTCATGCGCTCCTGAGAAGCGATTCTTTCCTGCTCTAACATCACCTTCTGCGCCTGTGCCTGCTGCTTCAACTGCAACTCGGCAGCATCCATGGCGGCCTCACGCTGCTCACGCTGCGCCTTAATCTGCAACTCAGCCTGCTGCATTTGCACAACCGGATCTTGCTGGGCCTGCATGTTCTGCATCATCTGAGCCTGCTGGCTGTTCTGTGCCAACAGTTGCTGTGCAGCCTGCGCCGTAAGGCGTGACAACTGAACTTCAAAGTCTTCTGGGAGCGTTGTATTAGGTGCCGGTAACGGTACGCCTAATTGCTCCTCAATCTTCCTGCGATACAGGAATGCTAAGTGCTCATTAATATGAGCTTGCGCGGAGGCCATCATTTGACCTGCCATCGGATTTTGTTGCATCTGCTGTCTTAATAATGGGTCATTTAATGCAGCCATATGCACAGCAATATGCGCTTCGTGATCCTGATATATGAATGCTTTTACTGGTTTCATAACCAATATATCCATATTCTCAGAAACCGGATCACGTGGCTCTAATTGTTTTGTAACAGGTATTAATTTATCAATATCCTTAATACCTAATACACCAAGCATTCGTTTATGAAGCTCTGGAATATCATATATTTGCGGAGATTGTGCAGCTAATTGCAATACTGCTTGATATTGCGTAACGCGCTGCGCTAATGTTGTAGCATTTGGATCTGATACAGGAATTACATCGACATTATCATAATCAGATTGTTTAATTGCCCTACCAATTGGCGAATCAACATCATAATTATATTCAGTCGGTAGATAATCTCTGATAATCGCAGATAATAATTTAAATTCTTGGCGCATTGAATAATGCAAACGCGCCTGAACCGCAGACATTACCTTTAATGTACGTTCTAATACTGCTAACGTCGTACCAACTGGGGTATTTGCTGATAAATCGCTGATTTGCATATCAGCAGTAGCAGCAAAACGCCTACCTTCATCAACAATAGTTTGTAATAGCTGGTATAGAACCTGGCTTGGCTCTTTATAGGGTAGCGGAAGGATGTTATCCCTGATGGATCCTGATGGAACGTCCACATCACGGAACTCACCGGGGGCGATTGGCGTGTCATCACCCTTAACTCGCAGGCCGCGGGACTTCAAACCACCTGGCAGGTTGGATAACGTACCTGCATCCACCAACTGGCGGATCAACGAGGTACCGGATTTAGCAAAACCACCTACTAAGTGGATCAAACCGAACCCATAAAACCCAAAACCTGGGATGTAAATGTAGTGGGTATAGTGCATCCGCTTTAATTTCAACGGATCATCGGCATACCAGTTGCGTCTGATGGCCAAAATCTGGCTTGTACCCTTATCAATAGTCACGATATAGGGCAAAGCAATACCCGTGGGGCCTTCTTTGTCGCTATCTTCAAACCCTGCAAGGTCTAAATCCACGCACATTTCGATGATTCGGTACCGATCATCCATGGTGGCGGACATGCCCTGCTCTTCCGCCTTGCGTTTTTCAATGTCATCGAGCACACCAGACGGTTCGCCTAGGTCAACATCTCGATAAAACCCTGCGTGCTGGAGCTTTTTGACCTCATTCTTAGTCTTACGCATGATCTGTGCGATACGCGGTGAAGATCTAAGATCACTTGCGCCATAAGGAACCACAATATCCTCGGCCGGCACAAACATAGACACCTGTCTGCCCAGTGCTGGATCGTAGTAAACCTTCTTAAAAGCAGATCCCGCCAAGGATAACGACCACAACATCTTCTCGTGCTCAGGGCGATACTCTGGCATCTGCTCTGTCAGACGCCAATTCATATCATCCTTTACTCGCTCCGCTGCATCTTCCTTTTCCTTGGTCAGCTTTCCAACAATCTGGGTCTTAACAGGGCCCGACGCAGGGAAAGTCTCCATGATGGACTCAGCCTGAAACCTAACCGCCGCCTCTGATAGCAATGGATAGAACACACCACAAGCACCAGGCCATGGTTCTGTCCTATCCTCATACTTCATACCAAGAAGCTTTAGCCCATCGACATAGGTATCAACCCATTCTTTCCTTGAGGACTGGTCGGTCTCAAAGTCTTCAAGCAAATCACTGGCTATCGTTGATAACTCTCGGTCATCAATATATTCAGCGAGATTAGCGTCATGATCTTCGGGCTGTTCACGTTCTGGCTCAAAGATAATCTCTACGCCATCCGTCGATATAGCAACTGACTCTGGGTCTTCAATCTCAATTTCAATTTCAGTGGGCGCATCCATGGCGGCGTCTAAACCCAACGGCGCAGGATAAAGTGCAGGTTCCATCTTGGCTCCTAGTAATAAGCGACCTTGCGACGATACATCGGCTCTCGGTCTTCGTCATCAGATTGTAGGCTCAAGAACCCGCCCGTCCTAAATCTCAATAAAGCTTGGGTCATCGAATCCACCAGGTCATCATGCTCACCAGCAGGAAAAGCAGCAACCTCTTCAATTAGCTCATCAGCAAATTTACGCTCCGGCACCCATATCCGCCCCGAGGCAAATAAATCAGACACCGCATTCAGGCGGACGACTTTGTCGTTTCCTTTCGTGGGGCTGTACTCACTGACAGGGATCCCCATACGCCTGAGTTCAAAGATGAGGGGACTTCCTGCTGCTTTTGCTTCAACCAGAAATACATCTGGCTCCCACTCTTTGTAGGTTTCATAAGCCTTCTGCTTAAGCTCTGGGAACTCATACCGATCCTTAAATGCATCTAGCAAAATAATATTGGTATCACCCTCTTCGGTTGTCCACACACCCCATGTCGTACAAGCCGAAAAGTCCGCCCGCGTACTCTTCAAAAAAGCAGTATCCCAGCTCTGAATAATAAAATCCACCGGTGGCGGCCTGTCATGCTCCCATCGCATCCACCACTCTCTCTTTACAATCGCACCTTCTTCTGCCGTCGGCTGCTGCTGATACTGAGCATTCCACTTACCAACCGGAAGCTCCTCCTTCAGCGCCATCAATTCTTCTAACTTCCAAAACTCTGGCCACACCGGTTTCCCAGACGGCATGATGGCGGGCAACTCAATAACCTCCCACTCATCACCACCCCTAGTCTGACTCGCCTTAATCACCTGCCCAGTAAGATCTCTCAACGACCATCTGGTCATGACGATGATTATGGCCCCGCCAGGTTGCAGACGCTGCCGTGGTCCAGACGTATACCACTCATACACCGCATCAAATATATCCGGCTTATGCGCCGCCAGTTTTGCTTCTTGTTCTGAATGCGGGTCATCAATAATCAATAGATCAGCACCCTTACCCGTTACCGATCCACCAACCCCAATTGAAAAATACTCACCACCCTTATTCGTCGCCCACCGACCCGCACTCTTGTTATCCGCTTTCAACTTCACATCATCAAAAACGGCGTGGTACTCCTCTGAGTCAATTAAGTTCCTGACCTTCCGGCCAAAACCCACGGCCAACTCAGCCGTATGTGATGTTTGAATAACCTTCTTCTGCGGATTCTTTCCAAGAAACCAAGCCGGCAGCAAGTAACTAGCAAACTCGCTCTTGGTATGACGCGGCGCCATGTTAATAATCAACCGCTTGTTGTGACCATTCACTACATCTTCAAACGCTTTAGCCACTACCTCATGGTGCCGCCCCGGTATAAACCCCGGCCACATGCGCTTTACAAACCCCATGAAATCACCCTGAGCATGCGCCTTAGCATCCTCAGCTTCTAATTCCTCTATCTCCTTAAGCAGTAGCCGCTTCTCCTCTTCAGTCAGAAGATGCAACTTACCCGCGGCCGCCTTAGCCAACTGCCTAAGATCAATCACAACGCATCACCGTATCTTCACCCCTAGACACCAGTACATAACCCAATGCCGTCATGCGCTCAATAACTCTGTCTACAACTTCCTTATCAATCAAAACATTGCTTTCAAACAAAACCTGCTTTGCCCTGGCCCCGCCACACATAAGCCAGTCCATATAACTATTCAACACCACCCCATCATGCCCTTCTGTATCAACCTTCAAAAAACCCAAGGAACTAACCTGATACATCTCAAACAACGTCTTCACCGTATACATCGGAACCCGGCAACTCTTAAACACCATCTCCGGCTCCAACCCAGCATTCTTAAGTATCGCCACCCCCGTGGGATGCATACTCATCACACTATTACATCCACGTAACCACCAAGGAAGCCCATGGTTACGAATATCATCTTCAGGTATGTAATAACAATCCACCCACCCATCAGATCCCGATACCGCCCCAAGGACCTTATGCACCCCATCTTTCGATGGCAGCTTGTTCAGGTAAACCAATAAAGGATCAACAGACAACCCCCTATCAAAACCCCTGGCCCTCTGAAGCTCCGTATCAAAGTCAGAGGTGCCAATCTCTACAAACTCATAATGCATCCTTCTTCCTCACAACCCTAACACTCCTACTCTTCCCAGGCGTCCTCTTCAAATACCCCTGCTTACACAAACTCTTCACAAGCCTATGCACATTACTCTTACTATCCTGAAGTAACACAAACCGTATATCGTCATACGACGGACCAAAGTGATACAACTCCCACCAAGTCTTCACCGCCAACAATACCTTAGCCTCCGCCTTCGTCATCCTTTAACCTCTTCTGCACCTCATCCCTAGCTTCCTCCCTAGGCTGCCACTCTATCTTCGGCACCTCCCCCATCGTCTCCGCATACCACCGCTTCGGATCCTCCCATATCGGCTTCTCCTTTTTTTTCTTCCCCCCACTATGGGAACCCAAACTCTCTTCCAAGGGGGCCTCTTCCTCAAAAACTCCGCCACGTGGCGGTGTTTCTCCGTCTTCAGGGGGGTACCCCTCTTGGGGATCGGCAGAGTTACTGGAGGGTTGGTGTGGATTAGTGGACCTAGTCGGCCCACCAGACACCCGGCCTGTTTGTGGGGGTGGGGGTGGGGTGGGGGTCTCTCCCCCCTCCGCCACTTGGCGGGCCTCGACCTCGATCGCGCCGAGCCTGGCAAGCTTCTCGCGCAGTCGTGCCGTGGTATCGCTGCCGCTTTGGTGCGTGACGGTTGACCGAGTCTCGAAGGCCGCGACGTCTGCCAATTGGCCAAGCATGCGCAACGCACCGAGCCGGTCAGAGTCTTTTTTGGCTGTGCGTGCGATGTGCTGGAGGCTATCGACTAGGAAGCTCCTGATCTGTAGGGGATTCTGCGAATACCTCAGCCTTTCGACCGCTTGTTGCTGCTCGATCGCCTTGGTCACTTTCGGGTGATTTGCCACAGCCCAAGCTTCAACGCCTACCTGCTTTGGGTCGCCGTTTGTATCGTAGGCCTGAAGGTATGCATCGCGCTTTGTTGAACCCTCCGCTATAGCCTGCACAAACTTGCGTTGCTTGGGTGTAAGGTCTATTGCTGGCATCAATACCTTATCCGCTGGCACTCCCCGCTGTATTGCCTTCAATGCTGCCGCTGGTAGCTCCACCCCTTCGCTTGCCATGCTTACCTCATGAGAACGAAATAAGAACGCATTATGACCGTTTATCTGCCGCAGTCAACCGCATGTCAGCTAGAACCTGCCATTAGTCCATTTATACCCCTTAGCCTATTGCATACAATACATGACAAGCCTATGATGTATTGCATTGATTAATCACACCCTGGAGCACATGACATGAGAACCCTTTACACCCTACTTGATAAGCACTTTGATCGCTTTGCCTTTTGCTTTGCTTTGTTCGTGTGCAGCTTCCTTACCTTGCACGCTATTGCTTTGATTGTCTCAGTCATTCTTGGCTTATCCCTTCGCTAACCCTTCCGCCCCTCCGGGGGCTCATTTTGGAGACTTTTCCATGCTTACCCTTGACTACATCCAAGACCCCGGCCACGGCTGGATCAGTGCCGATCGCGCCATGCTTGCCCGCCTAGACTTGCTCGAGCATGTCTCGCCTTACTCATACCAGACCGGGGGTTTAGTTTGGCTTGAAGAGGATTGCGATGGCCCGCGCTTTGTGGCAGCCCTTAGCCGCGCTGGTATCGCCTACACCATCATTGAAACCCACTGCCGGGGTGATGCTTGGATTCGATCGCTACCACGCTTTGACCCCTCGAGAGCCTAGCCCATCGCCCGGCGTGCCGGGTTTTGGG